TCCAATTAATTCCGTCCTTGCCTGCGCGAATCTGTGCCGGACAATTCTTGCGCGACCAGTCGTAATGTTGCTTAACATCGCCGATAGATAGTCCGTATTTTTCGATTAAATGCTTAACGAGTTTAGCGCCGTTTTCTACCGCCTTTACGTAATCGCCATCGGAGTTAATGCAAATCTCGATAGATACCGAGTGAAGGTTTCCGGGGCCTCTTCCGTCGCCCGCGTGCCAGCATTGCGCCGAATCTTCGTAAGACTGTATGATTTCTTTGTCGTCGACGGAATAATGCCATGACGCTTGGCGCGGGTTTAATCGCGATTGAATATTCGCATGAGCCTGCGCGTTGGCGCCTCGGCTCGTATTCCCCGTTTGGTGTACGGTTATAGTTCGCTTTTGATTACCGTTTCCATATGTCCGCTGCCTTGCGATAGAATCGCTAACAATTTGACGCTTAATAGTTATCGACAAATTACTTCGCCTCCTTTTTCGGTTTGACGTAGTCTAGCGCCTGATCGGAGTCCTTAAATCCTGCGACGGTAGGGTCGTTAATTGCGTTGTAAACGCTTACAATCGTCAGACCGACAACGTAAGGATTTCCGATAGCTTCCAATATTAATGTACCGAGTTTCGTCCATGTCGTAATTTCGTCGTAAGAAATTCCCATATACGCTAGGATTGGCGCTAATATAGCGATAAGTACTTGCGCATAAAATTGCGGGTTATTAAAGCGTACCTTCCAGTTAATTCCGCCAAAGTTTTTCATAATATCCGCTCCCTTTCGTTATTTTACGTTAAGCTATCCGCCGTAAATTGCGTTTATCGCGAATCCGATAATTCCTCCGACTACCGCCGTAATAACGGCCGTAATCAACGCTCCGGTTATCTTACGTCGAATCCACGTTGTATCTGACTTAATTTCGGTTAGCGTCTCTTTCAACGAGTCTATTTCGGCGTTCTGTAATTTGTCCGAAACTTGTAATGTAGTTATGTCCGCCTTCATCGCCCTAAGTTCGCCTTCATTCTGCTGTTGCCGTTGACGTAGATCGTTCATGTCCTGCTGCATGCGTTCTTTCCATACGTCCACTTCGGCTACCTCCCCGTTCATATTCGACCCTCCTTGACTTTTAAAGCGTAATAGTGTACTGTTAGTGTAAGCGCTATACACAAGACCCGTGTAGCGCTAGAGGGAGCGCGCACTCCCTCGCCTAATTTCGCTTTAATTCTATTAAAAAGAACCCCGAATATTTCGAGGCTCACATACATCTTTCCTTAACTGCCGGAAGTTCCGGGTTATGTTGTAAATTATGACTACACCACTCATCGACCATGACTTGGACCTTCTCATCGGTCATATTACCGTCCGCTGGATTAATTTCCGATAATTCTTCGCAAGATATTAATATAAGCATTGATAAGGAAACTCCTACTCCTACAATATAGCGAGTTATTTTCATATTATCATCTCCTTATCTAAATTATAACATAATTCAGAAATTATTACAAGCTTTCTTCGATACGGTCGGAGATTTTTTTAATATTTTTTATATCAATCCGGCTATAGACGTTATCTCCGAAAGCTATCGCATGGACTTCGCTATTATTTAACTCTTCCACGACTTCTTGCGCGTTATAATTTTCGACCTCAATTACGTCTATATCTCCGGAATGTGTACTAATTTCAATAGTTGTCGTCATTTAGAACGTACCTCCTAACTGCGATTGTATAAATACTCTACATATTAAATCCGCCTCAATCCTCGCCAAACCGTTCGGTAATATTTCGACTTCGTGTCGCCCTCGCGTAATTCTTCCGGAACTATCTTTCGCCATATAATCGACTAAGTTGATTCGGTTTCCGCTGGTAGAAGTATGGGGGACGACATTTCCATCAACCTTTATCGTTACGCTAGACGGTGTACTTGTAAGTTCTACGATTTCGTGCTGTACGTCGTGCGTATGGTTCGGTAATTCTATATCGTGAGTATGGTTCGGAATAACTACGTCGTGCGTATGGTTCGGTATATTGACGGAATGCGTATGCGCAGGTACGGTAAAGCTGTGCGTATGTGCCGGAATGCTTACGGAGTGCGAGTGATTACCACTAGCTCCTCTAGTATAGAATTGAGCGTTACCGGAGTTCTGTCCCGGCAAGTATAAAGTGCTTACTCCTACCGAAGTGTTGGCTCCCGCAACGACTAATGAGTTTGGGGCGGAATCCGACTCGTACCCGACCGCAGTAAACATTAAATGTGTATGATCTCCTCCGCCACTTGATGTTTGCGAACTTCCGCCCCCACTTTGCGTAGAGGTACTCGTTCCTCCTCCGCTTGAAGACGTTTGGGAACTTCCGCCCCCGCTCGATGTACTCCGGGTAGTTCCTCCTCCACTCGACGTACTCTTGACCGTAGCCCCTCCGCCTTTTGTCGCCCTACTGTACGCTCTGAATCGCTTGGTTCGGAACGTTAACTCCACGGTATTTATGTTAACTACGTCGTCGTCAATGTAGAACGGAATTAATGCCGGAATACTATCATCGCAATTGTCTTGGTAATTATACGAAAGGATGTTCGTAGCACCTTGCGAGTATGCTTCGTTAACTTGCTGCTTTCGTTCAATATCGGCTTGTATCGTCGTAATATCGTTAATACGGTTCGCAATCTTATACGAAACGTCGAATTCCCTTCCGAGGTCTGCGATATGTTCTTCGATAATGCGACCATAATGCGTTTTATCCTCGACAATAATCCGTACGACTCCGTTAAGGTGCTTCGCCTCGTGCGCATATTCCGGCTTAACGGAAAGGTCAACGCTATCAACTTCGAATGAAATCTTTGGATGACTCCATTCGGATAATAGCGCTTGCGCCGATCCTTTCAGTTCCTCCGCGTTCTTAAATCGTCGATCAATCCATATATACGACCGCTTTCCCCATTCGGTAATAGACGCGTCGTCCTTAAGGAATCGCTGACCGTTATTTACGTCCTCAATCGTAAGCTGGTTGACGCCTTCTCCGTAACCTTTCGGAATTATATAGTTAACGATTCCGGTAGGGTCGCTTACCTCGTCAAAAGAAATCATATCTTTACCCCAACGTATTTCCGCGCGAGTCTGATTCGAAGGCTTGACGAGATTGAGCGTCCACGGATATGTCGTAGTATCGTAAGTGAATTCGTAAGGCTCGTCGAATGGTTGCGGAATCGAAAGTATTGGCGCAAGAAGTCCGTTCTCATTTTCGAAACTATACTCGAAATATCGCGTAAAGTCTACGTCACCTAGTCGCCAGTGCTTCGTTTCTTGGAACGACAATAAGCGCTCTAAATTTTCGCGCGTCGTCCGATTAATTAACGAGGGAAGTAATCCGTCAATAACGTCGTCAAGTAACGTCGCGAGTACGTGTTCTAGGCGGTAGATAATACGGTCAGCGTTGACTGACTTGCGTGTTTCCGTCGGCATGATTCGGTAGAGTCCTAAATACTTTCCGCTAGGCGATACGATTTCTACGAAATTTAAGTGCGAACATAATTCGTTTTTATCGTCATCTGCGGGTAGTGCGAAACTTGCCGTCCATAGGGCGTTTACTCGGCGTGTGACGGAAATGTTGTAGGCGTTTTCGAGTACGCCGATTGACGTTAGGTTGCGTGATTTTACGATTAACAACGTATCACCTCCTCCTTTAATTACGTAAATGAGTTTCTTATTTAGTTCATAGTTTTATCCTACTTAGATTAAAACAATTAATGCTTCGGTAGATTAATTACTTCAATTTTTCCTTGCTCGAAGCTCGATTCATCGAATATCGATGTCCATTTATCGTCTGTAATAAAGACATTCAAATCGTTTAATATTTCACTATGGTAAACCGCAACCCTAAAATTAGCACCGCTACTTATTGATTCAATAGTTACATCCGACAATTTCCTGTTTGTTGCAAACAATAAATTGAAATGAGAATTTTTAGAAATGATATAATTAACCTTGTTTTCAACTAATAAATGACTCCAATCATTTTGAGAACTTCCTGCTGTATTAATTACGTTAGCTAAAATAATTGGTTGACTAACTTTTATTTTTTTAAGCGACACATCATCATCTGTCGGAACAATTCGTATAGCATAGTAGTTAAGTTTATTCATTTCATGGCTCGGTTCACTGTATAACAAGTTAGCAATTCCTACATTCGTATCAGCGTTCTCATACACCATTTTCCATGATTTATGTTGCAAATCTACAATTGCTTCTTTATCCCTTGATTTATATATCCTATACTCTCCAATTGTTTTTTTGAAATTATTGCCGTACTCTTGCAACTGCCACAATTCCTTTATAGGATTATTGGTTGAAAACGTAATGTTAAAAGGGAATTCATCCACGTTATTAGAGAACCTTTGATCATTCGAAGTCGTAAAGGGTTGTAATAAAGTTTCAGGATTACTTAATCCTTGCCTATAATTGTCTGTCCAAATTTCTAAAATTTCTTGGTCAGCTATTATTTTCTTCAATAAAACATTATTAGCCACACTGTTTTCTATAGAAGAATTAAGTACCTCTATTCTATATAAATTGTTGCCGATTGCTTTAGTCTTTTTCAAACCATATGACGCTCCATTAACGTTCCCATATAAAATAATATCAGCATAAAACTTCATGCCTTCCGGTTCTTTTGGATGTATAGAATCAGATAATAAAACACCTTTATTACCCCAATCGATAAACTCTCTT